ATGCAGGGAAACTCAGAACAGACGCCCAAGCCGGTGGTAACGGCAAAGATGCCGCGCCCGCGCCCACGGCACGATGTGGCGAAGCGGTTGTTTCTGCTGTTCGCCGCCTTGAGCGGTTTTTTGTGGGTGACGCTGGGTGCGCTGGCGGGCAATCCGACCGCGCTGGGCAAATGGGGCGCGGCGGGCTTGCTGCTGCATTCGGGCAGCCTGAATGCGGGCGAGAGCGAATTGTTGGCAAGGGCGCAGGCGCAGCGGGGACGGCAGCCCAACATCATCCGCTTCGGGCAACCGAACAACGCGGCATCTGCTGCGCCTGCTGCCCCTGCGGAAAAGCTCGCCCCCATCATTACACAGCAAACGGCGGCATATCAAACCGCCACACAGGCGCAAACCGCCAGCTTTCAGGCTGCCTTGGCGGCGGATACGGCGGCGGTGGGCGGCAAGCTGGATGCGATTAACGGCACGCTGGGCGGGTTGAACCAAACCATTCAAAACAACGTGCATGTGCAGCTGGATGGGCGTTTGATTGCGGAAAACGTGTCGCGCCATCAAGTGAATATGTTTAACCGAGGAGCGGGACAATGAGTATGTGGCATACGGTGTTGCAAGATGCGTCGTTTCGGGATGTGCACTTTGATGTGGTGGCATTGGATGAGCAAGACGGCAAGGCGTTGGTGGAACACGCGCGCCCGTTTACCGATGGCGTGTGGCTGGAAGACATGGGCAGCACGGGGCGGCAGGTGCAAGTGGAAGCGGTGTTTTGGGGCAAGGGCTACCATAGCCGCTTGAATGCGCTGGTGGAGGCGTTGATGGAACGCGGCGCGGGGGTGTTGGTGCATCCTGTGTGGGGGCGGCTGCAAAACATGATGGCAGCGAGCTGGCACTTTCACCACGACGCAGACAATGTGGACTATGCCACGTTGAGCATCACGTTTCGCGAAAGCGGCGAGCCGCAAAAGATTTTTGTGTTTGAAAACGCCTTTTTGATGGCGATTGAACGACTAATCGCGCGGATTGACACTTATCGCGCGGCATTGGATGGCTGGATTGATGCGCTCACCATGGCAAAACAAAGCGTCGGCGCGCTAATCGGCAGCACGTTTGGCTTTGCCGGCGCGGCAAGGGGCGCGTGGGCGGCGTTGCGCGATTTGTTTGATGTGGGGAGTTTGGGATTAGGCGGGCACGAGGGCGGCGGCGCGGGCGATGGCGCAGGCAGTAAAAGGCTGTGGCGCGATATGCGCAATATGGTGCAGGCGGGCTTGTTTCAGGCTGCCGCGATTGGCGCAGATGGCGCGGTGCACACGGCGGATGTGCGCAGCGCGAAAAGCCGTTTTGATGCGCTGCTGCGCGCGGCGGATGCGGTGGCGACGGTGGAGCAGCGCATGGCAGTGGCTGCAAACAGCAACACACGCCGTGGCAGCGATTGGGCAGAGCGGGCGCAGGTGGGGCAAGTGTTGCGCTTGATGGCGTTGGACACGATGTTTCAGGCTGCCTTGTTGCTGCTGGAACACGATGGCGAGCGCATGACCGCGCCCGATGTGTGGCACATCAACCGCGCGGTGCGGCAGCGCACGGCGGCGGAAATTGCCCGCTTGCGCACCACGCTGGCGGCGATGCCCGACAAGACACAGGCTTATGATGCGGTGTATGCCGTGGTGGAAACGCTGCGTGATGCGGCGGCGCATTTAAACCTGCTGGCGATTGCCGTGCTGAACCAAAAACCGCCGTTGATTGCGCGCCCTGCGCCGTTAAGCGGTACGGTGCATCAATTGGCGTTTGCTTGGTATGGCGAGATTAATCGCGCGGATGAGCTGATACGGCTTAATCCGCAGCTGCGCCATCCTTGCTTTATCCAAACAGGAGAAATCATGAATGGCTACGCCCAATAATTTGTATGACAACCAAATTGTGCTGCGCATTGGCGGCATGGAGCATCGCACATGGCAAAGCTACGATATTGACAGCGATTTTTTGATTCCTGCCGATGGCTTTGATTTTGAGCTGGGCGTGGCGGCAACACAGGGGCAAATCCCCGATTTAACAGGGCAACGCTGCGAAGTGGTGATTAACGGCGAAACGGTGCTCACAGGCATTATCGGCAACCAGCGCGATGAGAAAGACAAGGGCAGCCGCTCGCTGCGCTTAACAGGGCGCGATTTGGCTTGCTTGCTGGTGGATTGTTCTGCGCCGCAAGTGAATGTAAAAGGCATGACGGTGCTGGCGGCGGTGCAAAAGCTGGTTGCGCCGTGGAGGCAATATCTGCCCCGCGTGGTATTGAAAGCGGAAAACAACCCCACGCTGGATAAGGTGGATATTGAGCCGAGCGAAAGCGCGTGGCAGGCGTTGAGCCATGTGGCGAACTCGGTGGGCTTGCATGTATGGCTGGAAGCGGATGGCACGCTGGCGGTGGGCGGGGCGGATTATTCGTCTGAACCTGTGGCAACCTTGTGTTGGAGCAGAAACGATAACCGCCGCAATGTGGAGCGCATCAATATTGAGCGCGATGTGGACAATCGCTTTTCGGAAGTAACCTTTTTGGCGCAATCGCACGGCAGAAGCGGCAATGCGGCGAAGCATGATTTGAAATGGGTGTGGCAAGACCCGTCTATGCCTTTACACAAGCCGAAAACGGTGGTGGTGGCGGATGCGGATAATTTGGAAGCCTTGAAACGGCAGGCGAAAAAACAGCTTTCAGATTGGAAGCTGGAAGGCTTGACGATTACGGTTACCGTGGGCGACCACAAAACGGTGGCGGGCGTGTTGTGGGCGGCGGGGCAGCGCGTGCATTTGATTGACGAGGAAGAAGGCATTGATGCGATTTTCTTTGTGATGGGGCGGCGTTTGATGTTGAGCCGCATGGGTGGCACGCAAACGGAGCTGCGGCTAAAAGAAGATGGCGTGTGGACACCCGATGCCTATGCGAAAAAAGCGGAGCGGGCGCGCAAACGCAAGGGCAAGCGCAAAACGGCGCGGGGCAAGGATAAGGGCGAGGAGTTGAAAAGCAGATGAGTTTGGCAAAATTGGCAAAGCGAACCGCGCAGGTGGCGCGGGGCGTGCAAGATGGGATTCGGCAGGCATTTCGCGGCAAGGTGGCGGCAACGCAATCGGGCGAGCCGATTCAGCGCGTGCAGGTGCAGGGTTTAGCCGATGAAACACTGCAAGATGTGGAGCAATTGCAGCAATTTGGCTTTACCAGCCATGCGCCTACTGGCAGCGAGATGATTGTGTTGCCTTTGGGCGGCGATACCACGCATGGCATTGTGATTGCCAGCGAGCATGGCAGTTTTCGGGTGAAAAATTTGCAAGGCGGCGAGGTGGCGGTGTATGACCAATCGGGCAGCAGCATTGTGTTGAAGCAGGGGCGGTTGATTGAGATGGACTGCGATAATTTGGTGATTCGCGCCAGCCAAAAGGTGCGGATTGATAGCCCGCTGGTGGAGGCAAGTGCGCAGGTGTTAGCAAAAGGGCAAATCACAGGGCAAAACGGTTTAGCCATTTCGGGCGGCGAAGGCGGCGATGCGGTGCGCATCGAGGGCAGCCTGAAAACCACGGGCGATGTGGTGGCGGGGGATATATCGGTGCAGCAACACACGCATCCGGGCGACAGCGGTGGCACAACGGGAGCGGCGCAATAGCGCATGGATGGAAACAAGCAGAGGCAGCCTGAAACGGTTTATTCGTTTTGGCTGCCTTTTTTTGGGGCGAAGCGGTGCGCCTGCCTGCCCTGCTTTGCTGCGTCGTATGATGCCAGTATGGATAAAGAATTGAACCCTTTAACCGGCGATTACACGGGGCGCGCCGTTAAAAACCTGCAAAACGCGGTGTATATCCGCTTGCGCACGCCGCTGGGCACATGGTGGGCGGATAAAAGCATTGGCTCGCTGTTGCACCTTTTGCAGCGAGAAAAAGATGTGGCGCGGGTGGGGTTGCTGGCAGAGCAGTATGCAATGGAAGCCTTGCAGCCGATTGTGGACGATGGGCGAGCGCGGCAAATCAGCGTATCCGCCACGCAGCCGCACAATGGCTGGTTGCTGCTGCGCATCCGCGTGGAGACGGCACAAGGCGGCTTTGATTATAACCACCGTGTGCCGATTGTGTAGGGCAGCCTGAAAACGCCTGTTTAACCGTTTTTAAAAAGATTTTAAACCCATGTTTACACCCCCTGATTTTGACACCATTCGCGCGGCGATTTTGCGCGACACGCAATCGCTGATACCCGATGCCGACATCAGCGCCGATAGCGACCATTATGTGCACGCTTCGCGCTTGGCTTCTTGCGCGGCGGGGCAATACGCGCATCAAACGTGGATAACGCGGCAAATCTTCCCCGACACGGCAGACACCGATTATTTGGAGCGACACGCGGTATTGCGCGGGATTACGCGCCGTGCGGCAACCCGCGCAGGCGGCACGGCAACACTGGCGGGCACAGCGGGCGCGGTATTGGCAGCGGGGGTGCAGATTAAGCTGGGCAACCGTTTTTACGCCACCACCGCCGAGGCGACTATTGGCAGCGATTTAAGCGCGCGTGTGCCGATTGCGGCGGCAGAGGCGGGCGAGCAGGGCAATTGCGACACCACCGCAGGGCAATTGATGGCAGCCAGCGCGGGCATCAGCAGCGATGTGATGCTATCGGCGACAGGCGGCACGGATGTGGAAAACGATGCTTCGCTGTTGTCGCGCTTGTTGGAGCGCATCCGCCGTCCGCCCGCAGGTGGTAATCGGCACGATTATAAAAACTGGGCGTTAAGTGTGGATGGCGTATCCAGCGCCTATGTTTACCCGCTGCGGCGCGGCTTGGGCACGGTGGATGTGGCGATTACATCAGCCAATCAATTGCCCAGCGCGGAAACCTTGGCGGCGGTGCAAAACTATATTGATGCGGTGCGCCCTGTTACCGCCAAAAATGTGCGCGTGCTTGCGCCTGAAATCACGCGGGTGGATGTGCACGTGCAAATCAAATTGAGCGGCGCGGATTGGGCGGCAGCGCAACGCGATATTCAGGCTGCCTTGGTGGCACATTTTGACGCGCTCACGCCTGCCGATGATGTGGTGGTGTCGCAATTGGAAGCGGTAATCAGCAATATGGCGGGGGTGGTGGATAGGGTGTTGCTTGCGCCGCGCGAAAATTTGCACGCGGACACGGTGAGCAAGATTGAATGGTTTAAATTGGGCAGCCTGAATGTGGAGCGCCTGCCATGAGCTATCAAGAAACCTTGCTCGGCTTGCTGCCGCCCGTGTCTTATGCACGCAGCGGCGAGCGCGTGCGGCAACAGGCACAGATTGATGCGCGAGTGTTGGACGGGGTGGCGCGCAGCGCACAAGCGGTGGCAGGCGCGTGTTTGCCCGATACGGCAGGCGCGATGCTGGCGGACTGGGAGCGCGTGTTGGGCTTGGAAGATGCCAACATGGGCAAGCCTTATGCCGCGCGGCTTTCCGCCGTGTTGCTCAAAATCAACGCAGTGGGCGGTTTGAGCATTCCCTATTTTATCCAGCTTGCCCAAAGCGCGGGCTACACCATCAGCATAGACGAACCGCAGCCGTTTCGCGTGGGCATCAACCGCGCAGGCGAGCGGCTCGCACCCGAAGAAATTATGTGGGTGTGGGTGGTGAATGTGCAAGCGCAAAACCAAACGGTGTTTTATTTCCGCGCAGGTGGCAGCACCGCAGGCGAGCGGTTAAGCAGTTTCAGCGACAGCGTGATTGAAAGCGTGTTCCAAGATTTAAAGCCTGCCCACAGCTTTGTGCGCTTTGCCTATGTGGGCTAAGACAATCATTCCCAAACCAAAGGATAAACCTCAAAGGATAGACCATGTTTCCGATAGAAACCCAAGACAACGAATTTCACGATGGCAACGGCACCACCGAGCTGGGCACCATTTTGCCGGCGTGGTGGTTAAACCAAGTGCAAGCCGAGATGATGGAAGTGGTGCGCGCAGGCGGCTTAACCCCCAACAAGGCGCAACGCAATCAAATGCTGGCCGCCCTGAAAAAACTGATGAACGATGCCACCAACCCCGCCACGCTTTCAGGCGATACCGAGAACCAAGCAGCGAATGGTGCAACAGGGCATACGCATAAGATTGAGCGCGCCACCGACACGCTGGCAGGCGTGGTTAGGCTCATCGACGCGCTCAACAGCAATGATACCACCGCCGCTTTATCCGCCGCGCAGGGCAAGGTGCTTGCCGAGAGCAAGCTGGACGGCAACAGCGGCGTTACTTTATCCACTAACCAGACCATTACGGGTTATAAAGATTTTGCACAGGGGCTTAATTCGGGCGCACCGATTAAAGTCGAGTACGCCAACGATTGGGTGGGCTTTATCGCCAACCAGCCTACCGAGGGCAAAAACATCTTTTTTGACGCTTATGTGGGCAACGTGCCGCGCGGCGGGATGCAGGTGGTGTCGGACGGCAACGGGCAGTACAGCCTGCGCTTTTCGGTTACGCCGCCGGGCGCGACCAACGTCGACCGCCGCACCCACGGCATGAGCGTTTATGACAACTCGGTATGGACTAGGGCGTATGGCTGGCTGCACGAGGGCTTTGTGCGCAGCGGCGTAGGGCACCGCCAAAACGCAGGGCATCAGGTAAAGATTGGTTGGAGCGGCGACCGCCTGAAAGCCACGGTAGACAGCACGGATTTGGGCGATTTTGTGTTTGACGGGCATTTTGCTAGCAATTCGTTCGGGCAAAACGGCTATCAGCGTTTGCCGGGCGGGCTGATACTGCAATGGGGCAGATTAAAGGTGCAGGGCGACGGTTTTTACAGGGTATGGATGCCCATCTCCTTTCCCAACGCCAACCTTAACGCGCAGGCGACCATTTCCATCGGCGGCGCGGTGCAGGGCAATAACGTAGCATCGGCGCATGTGGCTTGGCTGGAAAACAGCTCCATCCATGTGGGATTTTCGGAAAACGGCACGTTTGGCGAGCAGGAATTGTTTTGGTTTGCCATCGGACATTGATGTTTTTACGGGAGATTAACCATGATTTATTACTCGCACAGCGCGCAGGCGTTTTTTGACGACCAAATCCACAGCGCGGCGCAGATACCCGAGGACGCGCAGGCAATTGATGCGCAGCAACATCGAGCCTTGCTGGATGCGCTGAACACAGGGGCGCACATTGGCGCGGATTTATCCATTATCCCGCGCCCATCGCCTGCCCATACATGGAATGGCAAAACATGGGTGTTGGATACAGCCAAACAAGCCGAAGCGGAAAAAACGGCGTTTCAAGCTGCCCAAGCGGCAAAACTGGCGGAACTTGCCAACGCAGCGCAAGCGTTTGTGGATAAACACGCGAAAACGGATATTGTGCCTGCCTTTGAACAGGAAACGTGGGCAATGCAGGGCGCGGAAGCGCGGGCTTGGGCGGAGGACGACAACGCGCCTACGCCTGTGTTAGACGGCATCGCCAAGCATCGCGGCATTGACCGCATCACGCTGATTCGTGCGGCGTTGCGCAAGACGCAGCAATATGAAACGCTGGCAGCGGGCGTGGCGGGGCAGCGGCAGGCGTTGCAGGTGCGGATTGAGCGCGCCAAAACGCAGGATGATTTGGCGGCGATTGAGCTTGCTTTCAGGCTGCCTGAAATGGGAGGTTAGGCGATGACGCGGGTTTATTTGGCTTTGTATAAAGGGCGAAAACGGCTGATGGATTGGACGGTGCGAACCGCTACGCGCGGGCAGTATTCGCATTGCGAAATTGCAGTGAAGCATGATTTTACCGATACCTATCATTGCTATTCTGCCAGCGCACGCGATGGCGGGGTGCGCAGTAAACGAATGCTGTTGCCTGCTGATAAATGGGATTTGCTGGAAATCCGCGATGTGGAGGCGCATGAGAAAGTTTGGGCTTTGTATCAAGCCACGCAAGGGGCGAAATATGATTATTTGGGCGCGTTGGGCGTGGTGTTGCCGATACGCCAAGCAACGCAGCGGTGGTTTTGCTCGGAGTGGTGCGCTAAGGCATTAGGGCTGGGGCAGCCTGAAAGGTTTAGCCCGAGCCGACTTGCTCACTGCCTTTCGGACGGCGTTTTGAATATAGGCGCGGTGTGCAAAAAATAGAAAACCCCCGTTAAAAAACGGGGGAATGCTAAAAAAGTACGGCAGGAACGTGGGTGCGCTAGGAACACACCCACGCCCCCTTGCCAAAGCAGATAGTCCCTGCATTAGCCGCCGTAGCCCTCGAGGGCGGGCGGATTGTAAACCAAAACACAGGAATCTGCACAATGAATACAAACGAGAAAACAGAACACACATCAACCGAATTGCGCTGTCAATCATGCCGCCGCAAACTGGGCGAAATCGCAGGCAAATATCGCCTTGCCGTAAAGTGCCCACGCTGCAAGCAATTCAATCACTTTCAGGCAGCCTGAAACATCAAAATCTAAACTTCTTTTGAGCATCCATAAGAATGCCTTTTAGCTGAACGCCTGCGAGCGTCTGTATTTTGAAAGGACACTATGGATGCTCAATCTCAATCAATCCAACCAACCCAACAGCCCACAATCGGCAGCCTGTTCGCCGGCATCGGCGGATTTGACCTCGGCTTTGAGCAAGCAGGTTTCACAACCAAATGGCAAGTGGAAATCAACGACACCTGCCGTGCCGTGCTCGCCGACCGCTTCCCACACGCCCAACAGTTTACCGACGTGCGCACCTGCCTGCCCGACTTATCGCCGGTTGACGTTATCGTCGGCGGATTCCCCTGTCAAGACGTTTCCATTGCAGGCAAACGGCGCGGACTTGCAGGCAAACGCACAGGCTTGTTCTTTGATGCGCTCCACATCGTGGATAGCCTTAAACCCCGCTGGGTTGTGCTGGAAAACGTTACGGGGCTGCTCAATAGCAACGCTGGCCAAGACTTTCAAACAGTCATCCAGTCCCTTGCCGAATGCGGGTATTTGGGCGCATGGCGCGTGCTTAATGCTGCATATTTCGGAGTCCCCACAAAACGCCGTCGCGTATTCATGGTCATTGGACTGGGAGAGTTGCCCCCAGCCGAGTTTATGGCTGACGCCGCACCAATTGGACTGCTGGCGCAAACGCGCGACCAAGAACGGCAAGAACCCCACGCTACTTTACTGGCCGGCATCGGCGCATCAGGGATTGACCGAGCGGGTTCGGACATCATCGTTGTGCGAAACGGACGGGGTGCGATGGTTGAGCGGGCGCGAGCGGCTGCAAATCATGGGCTTTGCCTCGGACTGGATGAGACCAACGCTGCGGAAGCTCGGGCTGCGGGCAACGCCGTCTGTCCGCCGGTTGCGCGCTGGATTGCCGAAAAGCTGATTCAGACGTTTTAAGCAGTTTCAGGCTGCCTGAAAGCCGTAAAACCCCGTTTAAATATCCTTTAAAAACAGAGTGCCTTTGAGTGCCGAACATACCCAAAGGCACACATGAAAACCTACAAAAAAGCACCCTTGCCCTTTATCGGGCAAAAGCGCAATTTCCTAAAACACTTTATCCCGCTGCTGCAACAAAACATCCCTGATGACGGCGCAGGCTGGACAATTGTGGACGTGTTTGGCGGCAGCGGCTTGCTGGCGCATACCACCAAACGCACCCTGCCCAAGGCGCGCGTGGTTTACAACGACTTTGACGGCTACGCCGAGCGCCTGCGCCATATTGCCGACACCGAGAGACTGCGCCGACAATGCCTTGCCATTGTAGGCACAGCGGGCAAAGATAACCGGTTAAGCGATGACACCAAAGCCCGCCTGATTGCAGCGATTGAGACATTTAACAGCTTTGTGGACGTGCAAACGCTGGCAAGCTGGTTTCTGTTCAGCGGCAAACAAGCCAAAGACTGGGCAGATTTAAAAAGCAAAATCTGGTGGAACGGCATTGCCAAATCACCCTATGCCGAAGCAGCAGACTACTTAGACGGCTTGGAAATCCGCCATCAATGCTTTACCAAGCTGCTGCCCGAATGTGCAGGGCAGACTAAAACCCTGCTACTGCTTGACCCGCCCTACATCTCCACCGCACAAGGCGCATACGCCAACGAGCAATATTTCGGCATGGTGCAGTTTCTGAAACTGGCAGATAAGATTAAGCCGCCTTTCGTATTTTTCAGCAGCACCAAAAGCGAGCTGCCCGCTTATGTGGATTACGTTTGCAGCACTAAGACGGGCAACTGGCAGGCGTGGAAAGATTGCCAAAAAGTGGTTGTCAATGCACAGCTGAATTATCAGACTGCGTATGAAGACAATATGCTTTGGACGTTTGACTAAGCTGGCTTTTTGAGCATAGGTTAAGCCAAAATAATAGCCTGCAAGTGAATATGCTTGCAGGCTGATTTAAATGCAAAAGGTTTTGACGCGGAGATAAAGGCAGTTTGTAAAAGGTGGTGTCATTTGATGCAAAAGGCGGCGGCGGTTTACAGAAATTGCGGGCATCAGCATTGATGAAACACGCTTCACCCATCTGGCCTACGCGCCCGAAATCGCGCAAGCCATGCTGCGCCGTCAGCAAGCCGAAGCGGTGATTTTGGCGCGGCAAACGCTGGTGCGCGGCGCGATTGGCATGGTGGCGGGCACGGTGGTGGAATTGGAAAAACGCGGCATTGTGAACATGAGCGAGCCCGAAAAAGCCAAGCTGGTTACCAATATGATGACGGTGTTGTTGTCCGAAGAAAATGCTTCGCCTGTGTTGAATGTGAGCGGGGATTGA